TGATTCTATTCTAGTCTTACTAGGTTTGTATATATTAAATTGACTTATAATAGATTCAGCTAAATTCATAGGAGTAGCTCTTTTACGATAGTAGGGTAATACAAATCTATTACCATCTTTATCGATAGCCAAGGAAACGATCGTGCTAAAGTCAGCAGTTTGTGCGGTCGAGGATGCTGGATCTACTCCCATAAATATATTTACTGCTCTGAATTCTTCTGTTTTATCATTATTAAGGGAACTAATCTGAATGTATGCTTTATCCTCTCGGTGTATAACCTTACCTTCATAGTATTGAATATACTCTTCTTTGAACAACTGATCTTCATCACCTACTATCTCACACAGGTACTCCCTGTAAAACACACTAACACGTCCTATTGACTCTAATTCTTTCTTCTTTTGCTTTAATTTCTCTACTGGCTGCCACTCTTCCCATAGAGCTGTATTAGTATCTAAGTTAGGCTTAAATAAGAAATTCTTCCATCCTGACATCTCTTTCAATGTTTCCACAATACATCTTTGATGGATAGGTGTACCAATAATTGCTATCCTACCCTTTCTTGGATCTAATGATGGTATTGCTGATTGCAATAACCATCTGAGATTACCTTCCATTGCTTCAGATGTCTTAGTATTATTCTCATCTTCTGGATCATCTACTATAATAAGCGTAGGTCTTTGATTTCCATGCTTAATTCCACGTAGCTGCTGTCCAGTACCTTTACATATGATCATACTACCATCTTTTAATTGAACTTCAGTCTTTGCCCAAGATTTTGCTGAATTCATACCCCAATACCCAAATAACTGCCTGAATTGTGGTGAAAAGTCCAAAACATCCTTAATAGTTCCTAATAATTTAACTGCGTGGTCTTGAGTACGAGACACGAGTACAATTAACTTAGGTCCTTTATCAAACATCAAATGATATAGGGGGTAAACGCCGCCTACTATAGATGACTTAGCATGTCCTCTAGGTGCAATTATATTTATCTGTTTCTCAGACTTGTCTATCAATGTCTTAGCTATCTCATAGTGGAAACTAGGAGATTCAGCTGAAAACATGTTTGGCATAGCTACCTTACCAAATAATATCATATTCTCTTTTAAACTACTGAGTATCTTCTGGTTCTTCAACTTTTCTCTCTAACTTCATCTTTTTATCCTCAGCTTCTATCTGCTCAGTGATCTTAGTGCTAAAATCAAGCTCTACTGTATCTGTTGTTATTACTTTTCCTGGCTTCATTTGCAATAAATCCATAAAATTATCAGTTACTTTTATAAAATTAGTTATATCACCCTTACTCCTAGACATCTCCAAGGCTTCCATTTGCAATTCCAATACATGATCCTTTGTGATTCCCTTATCTATAAGTAATTCACTTAATTTCTTATCTACCATTTCTGTTATCCTTTTAGTTTTAAATAATCTTCTAGCAGTAGCCTCTGGAATCTTTTGATCAGGTCTATATATCTCACCTATCCTCTTCCAGTCAGGTTTTTTATTCTGTATAATGTCTGCAACGTAAGCATTTACAGCATTCTTAGCTCTTGTAGTCCTAGCTTCCTTGTCTTCCCACCTACTAGGCTTAACATGCGAGTAAGTACCAGCCTCTTTGTTAGGCTCATACATGAACTTACCAGTGTTTGTTACCCATTGAACACCATGCGCACACTTTATAAAGGTCTTTGTCCTACCTTTCTTGTCTGTATATATCTTCCTAGACAGACATTCCCCCACATACCCATCATCAGATAAGGCATAATCCCCTTCATCTGCATGTTTCCATTCAATGTATAGATAACCCTTCTTATCAGCTTCATCTTTTGAATATATATTGAATTTTCTTATCCTACCACCTACTCTTCTACTTATTCTATCCATTACTCCTACCCCTCTATACAAACGTAATGCTCAAACATTACGTTTGTAGTATGTTAAGTCTAAACTACTTTCCACGTATACTACTATATACTCTAACTTAATCCGTACTCTCCTCATAATCATCGGGATCTATTTTTTCTAACTTCTGCTTTATCATCTTTAATGCAATTTTCTTCTCTGCATCTGCTATAGCTAGGAATTCGTTGAAATCTGCCTCCTCTGGCAACTCATCAACTACTTTACCTGTAAATACGTCAAATATTATGTACTTTTCTTTTTTATCCATAGATTAATATAACATAAAAGGAGAGTGCTATCCTAAAACTTATTTTAGAGTGAGTGTGAGAGAGAAAGAGTTAATGGTACCCCCCCGCGTTGAAGGGTGGGTCGGGTTCGCCAGGTTGAGTTGACTTTGTTACGTTGAGTTGACTTCGTTAGGTTACGTTGACTCAACGTTACGTTACGTTGAACTCAACCTTACTCACTCCGACCCACTAAGATACCCCACCCATAGTCCTCTATCCTCACCTTCCTCCCCCTGTCGTGAAGTACACACGACAGCCCGAGGAATGGGATGATACATGGTCTATGTACGACTATCACATCCAGCTTTATAGGGGTAACCATACCTGATGTATTAGATAAAACCATACAATGAAACAGGAGTGCTCTTTATTTATGAAAGAGTATATGCATAGAGTAATATATAACACCACATACGCCTTCTTAATAGAGTTTATAACAGATCATTATAAACAGATAATACTATTAATAGGCTAACTAACGAGTGGCTAAGTATTCTATGTATCATATGCTCTTTTTTTATGTTGTGTAATTAACAAGGAGAATAAATGATGAAATTCCTAACTAAACTATCCTATAAGCTAGGTCAATTATCAACTAAGACACCTACTGTATCTACTAAACCTGTTAAAAGAATTTATAATGCATTCAAACAGGGTAGAACAGATAGTAAACCACAAGATATTACTATCTAGGTGTTAAGAGCAGACTACTAACCTAGTTTGCTCTTTTTTTATGAATAACTTAGGAGAATAAATGCAAAGTAATGGACTAAATGAATTTAAATCTACAACAAGACTTAGATACCTAAGAAATCTTGCAAGAGAAATAAAATCATTAACTGATAAAGCATCAATATCTAAACTAGATACTAAAGATTCTAATGATTTACAAGAGATGACTCATGAATTGGCTGCAATATCTAGACATCTATAGACAATAAAAGGGCAGAGAACATAATCTTTGCTCTTTTTTTATGATACTCAATTAAAACTAGGAGGCACTATGTTTATTTGTGTAAACTGTCACTATCATGAAGACAGAGAGATCCATCGATGTCCTAATTGTGATAGTTATGATCTAAAAGAGAGTGAAGCTTAATGCTTTGCTCTTTTTTTATGTATAACAATCGTTATATACCTCAAATCTTCTACTACTACATTAAAAAAGCCATCGAGTGTAATACTTGGTGGCTTTCCTCTTTATTTGTGTTAAATTCACTAAAATAGAGGTAAATAATGGTAAAAGATTTCAGCGAACACGTAGAAGACTTTGTGTATAAACTATGGTATAATCAGCATATTGATGAACTAAGAATCAAATGGGCAGAAAATGGTGCCGATAGAGAAATGGATTTTGATGAGGGACAAGAGATAGACAAAGAGTATGATAACTTTAAGAACACACTACGAGAGTAGTGTGTTTTTCTCTTTATTTGTGTAAAGATCATTAAAAAGAGGTTAATATGAAATTAAGCAGTAAAGATAGACAATATGTTAAAGAGATGATTGACAATGGTTGGCATGAAGGACACATAAAAAAGTTTCTACTTGATGACGCCAAGCGACAGGTAGAAACTATGCTTAACAAGTATCATTATGCATTAGACCTTCATTATAAAAAGCTGTTAAAGGAATGAAAGAATATTATAAAGAAAAATACAAAGAGTAAGCCTAGTGCTTGCTCTTTTTTTATGTATCATACAATAAAAACAATTAGAGAAGTGAGGGCAGCAGCTGAATAAGTCATTGAAGCGTTCGTATCATAGAAATATGATATAGCACGGAGGGATACTGATAAGTATCGTGTAGCTTCTCTAATAAACTATTATTTTCAAAAAACCCTAAAAACATTAATCTTAAAAAAGCATCCTTTTGCTCTTTTTTTATGTAACTATTAATTTAAAATAGGAGGTTATGATGAGTAATCAAAACCTAAGTGTTTGGCTGTGGGAACAGACAGAAGACAAGTTATCTGATAATATTAAGCACAAAGCAGTAGATGGTAAAGTGCCTGAGCAAGTTAACTTAGTATCTGTGCCTATTGAGGCTAATAAATTATCTGTTTCAGATGATGGTAGCTGTCCTGAGTGCATAACTCTATTAAAGTCTAACTTACAATTTAAAGGTAACATTAGGCTTTCAAAGAGTGGTACATCTTGGAATATTTTCAAGAATGGAATGAAGGACGCAGAAGATGATTTAGTAGTAATAAATCTAAGTCCTGCTTCGTAAGTATAATAAGAGAGCATACACATACGGTATGCTCTCTTTTTTTTTGATATCATCACTAATTTTGGAAAAGGAGAAAAATGATAGACACAGACATAGAAAAAATCTTTAAAGAAACATATAGCGAAGTAACTGAATGTTGTGGAAAATCACCACTTATAAAAGTACATACTGAAGATGGGTCTTGGTCGCATTGGGACTTTTGTCCAGACTGTTTAGAATCCAACAAAACAATACCAAGGAATGAATACGATCTGATCCAAGAATCTGAAAAACTCGCAAGAAATCTAAAATAATAATCGCCCTAATTATTAGGGTCTCGTCATATAGCATAGCATAAAATAGTACTCTATATTACAATATAATTACAGGGAATAATTAAACAATTAGAGAGGTGAGGATAGCGGGTGGATGTGCTTATGTAAGCGAGAACAAGCATAACGCGAGGGACACTGACGAGTGTTGTGTAGCCTCTCTAATAAACTAAAAAGGGAATACTATGTAAGGGCTGTTGCGCATAATCCAAAGATTGTGTTCTCTTTTTTTCTGTTAATTAACATGGAGACAAAACAAATGAGCAAAGTAGCAGAACAA